AGAAGCGCATCAACAAATACACGAGTTCCATACTGAATTATTAGATTCAGGCATACCTCATTTGTTCTTTAACACCTTTAATGATTTTCATACCGAACGACCCGTTTATTGGCATGACTCATACATTGATCCATACAATCCTGATATGACTTATTACAAATGGTTAACGGACCAAGGATTTGAACCTAATTCTTCATTTCATTTTAAAGCAGATGCACATAGAAAATGGGCAGAATTTCTTTTGTCGCACTTGACCAGGTTAATATAATATGCTACTATTAAGTTATGAGATATCTTATTGTAGACACTGCAAACACATTCTTTCGTGCCCGTCATTCGGCCCATCGCCAATCGGATACCTGGGATAGATTAGGATTCGCTATCCATGTTACCCTTGGTTCGGTTAATAAGGCTTGGCGGGATCAGAAAGCCGATCACGTGGTATTCTGTTTGGAGGGACGCTCGTGGCGTAAGGATTATTACGAGCCGTACAAAAAGAATCGTGCAGTTGCTCGTGCAGCCCTCACTGAATCTGAACAGGAAGAGGATCGACTATTTTGGGAAACGTTTGATAACCTCAAGACGTTCCTCGCAGAAAAGACTAATTGCACAGTTCTTCAACATCCAGAGCTTGAAGCAGATGATCTTATTGCAGGATTCATACACGCACACCCCAATGACCATCACGTTATCATATCCTCAGACACGGACTTCTACCAGTTATTGGCGCCGAATGTCGAGCAATATAACGGTGTTGCCGACGAACTACACACGTTAACAGGTATCTTAGACAAAAAAGGCAAACTGGTCATTGATAAGAAAACCAAACAACCCAAAGTCATACCGGATCCGCAATGGATATTGTTTGAGAAGTGTATGCGCGGAGATCCCACAGATAATATTTTTTCCGCATATCCGGGTGTTAGGACCAAGGGCTCGAAGAACAAAATTGGTCTCACTGAAGCTTTTGCTGACAAACATAAAAAAGGATATGCTTGGAATAACCTTATGCTTCAACGATGGACAGACCATAACGGTGTGGAGCATCGAGTGTTAGACGACTATGAACGCAATCGAGTGCTAGTTGATCTCACTGCACAACCCGACGAAATAAAGACCAAGATTCAAGAAACAATTACAGCAGGTGCTGTGAAAAAAGGTCGTCCCATGGTAGGTGCTCAGTTCTTGAAGTTCTGTGGCAAATACGAATTGAATAGATTAAGTGAGCATAGCTCAAACTACGCCGAGTTGTTGAGTGCGGAGTATCCTAGCTAATGTGGATTTTACTTGTTATTACTACACTTAGTAATAGTCCACCTAACTACGAATACCAAACACATTCAGCATCTAAGACAATGTCAGAATGTATTAATATACTAAAAACACTACCAAAAGCAGGACCTACTCAAGAGTTTTATTGTGTGAAGGCAAAATGAGTAAATGATAACCTGGCTTATATTAGTGTTGTTATTTGTCAAACACTTTTTAGCCGATTTTTGCTGGCAAAGTGATAGAATGATAAAAGATAAAGGCCACCTTGGTAGACTTGGTGGCCTTCAACACGCAGGGCTGCACGGTGCATTAACTTATGTTATTCTTATGCATTTTTTAGGATTACAAGCCTGTATTATGTTAGCAGTATTTGATGCTATAATTCACTATACAGTAGATTTAGCACATCGTAGAGTAACAGTTAGATTATCCACAGATGCAGATGCTTTTTGGTTCTGGATTGGTGTGGATCAGTTGATTCACGCTATCACTTATCTACTTATTGGATTTGTAGTCGCAATTTTATTAGTAGAGTATATATGATAAAAAATATTCACAGCAGTACCCATCATATTCGAATTGGTCAAGGGATTAGCAATGTTCCCCCAATTAGTCCTGGCGCACAAAGTGCTGGTATGCTGCGCTGGAACACCAGTTCAAATACCATTGAAGTATATAATGGAGTAGCGTGGTTCAGTGTTGAAACTAATGCCGATATTTTATTGAGTCCATTAGCACAACAAGCATTGGACTGGTCTATTAAAAAAATGGAAGAAGAATCTCGATTACAATCACTAATGGCCAGGCACCCGGGCTTAAAAGATTTAAATGACAAGTTTGAAATAATGAAGGTATTATGTCAAGAAGAGGAGAACAAACAATGAATTGGTTAAGACGAGCAGTAAGAAATTGGTTAAATCAAGAAGAACCTGTAATGCTGCAACGAGAAACAGTGGTAGCAACAAGAGATCATTTAAGAAATGAAGGACTAAATTTTACCCTGCATCGTGCAGTAGGTGGTCATATTTTTGAAGCTAGAAAATACAATGAGAAAATAGATAGACACGAAAATACATTGTATATGATTCACGACGACGAGGACTTTGCCAAGCAAGTGGCACAGGCAATTATGTTGGAGCAAATGAAACTATGAGCAATTATACAATGGCCGGTGCAGCAGTGGCACCAATTACTGCTGCACAAATATCGCAAATTGATCTTGGAGGTTATTCGGTTGGCGAAAAGAAATTGCCTAACAAAAAAATATCATTTGATGTACACACAGCACACGGTGGTTACGTGATTAGAATATCACAGGGCTATGGTACCGAAGACGAAATGTATGTGATCAGTGATGATCAGGATTTAGGACAAGAGTTGGGTAAAATTGTAACACACCACACTTTAACAAAAAAATGAATCAACCAATAGCTAAACCAGTAATTAAAAATAAATTTTGGGTAGTAGAAAATCGCGGGCAAAAGATCGCCACTATCCAAGCTAGAGAAGACGGCGGTTTTGTTTACGTTCACGATGAACAAAGAGAATTTTTTCCTAGTGTGAAAATTTTAAAACAAAAATACGATATCAAATTTGGTCTACTAGAAAAAAATAAAAAAGAAAATCTCAAAACAGTATATGGATACCCGGTCACCGGTAAGTCATTTAATGAAGTTTGGGATGTACAAAGAAAGTTACCAATATATAGCAAAACAGCTCAAAGTAAAAGTTTATTTTGTGCGGGATATTATCTAATTAAATTAAACCACTGTTGGTCCGAACAATATTGTCCAAAAAATATTACTTTGAGTAGATATGAATTTAAAGGCCCGTTTAAATCAAAAGAGGAAATGAAAAACCATTATGCAAAAATTAAGTCTAGCAGTGAAAAACTTTAATGACCGGGTAAAGGTTATGAATCAAACTGGCAGTAGACAACTTAGTTTGTCTGCCGAGGAAGCTAGAAATCTACACGCGGATATATTTAATTTACTTGCTAATTTAGCTGAATTGCAAAACGTGCGCGGTCCAGAAGCATCTACTAATGTCAGTTTGGATGGAGGCGGATTTTAACTTAAACTACCCACTTTTTAGCATAAATACATAGTTCAAGGAATTGTAGATGTCTAGACCTAAGCCAAACGTATTGTTAGAGCACGTTAACAAATCTAACTATAAAAGTGATCAAGTCCTAAGCAGCGAAGGAATTTGGGCGGTTTTCTACGACAATAAGCCAATCAATTTAAAAACTTCCAATATGTTGGTGGCCTATCCTGGTCCAAAGTATAAAAAGGTTAGTTTTAGTAATAGTGGACACGCTATCAATCTTTGCAAAAAACTCAACACATTATTCAAAACTGACAAATTCACAGTGGTCCTAATGAAACAAGGTGACCAAATCTACCCGTAATCAACAGAGCTATACAGAAGGCATACTAGCAGCAGCCGGACGTAACTCATCTGAATATCCGCAATATGCCAAAATTTGGTGGTGGAATCATACCGACCCAACCAATCTAAGACTGAGTAAATCAGGACTGCAATTTATTAAGAAATTTACCAAGATACCTGTATATGAGTGTCAGCTACCAGAACCTTTACGTAATCGTACATTAATACAATTAGGTAGACTATTCACTTGTCCCTATTACATACAAAAATTAGACAGTTTGTTCCTTTTGGGCGAAGAAGAAACTATTATGCTTAAATTACACGCCGACAATCTCCAACAATACCTGGACAACTTGCAACTTTAACAACCGTTGCACATAATTCACGTTTTGCATATAATATACAGTCTTGTTAAAAGGAGGCTGTATGTTAGCACGTACTTACATTAGCAAATATGCAACCAGCAATAACAAAAAAGCAATAGTACAATATTACAAAATACCCGCTACAACAAAATGGGTAGAGTATATGTTAGACAAGCACGATATTAACAAAATATTAATGGATAGCGATTTTACAACAAAAATGGATTTGTTAGAAGTTTTGCAAGTTTTAGAACGCAAAATTGATTATATGTACAAGCATCCAAATTTTAATTTTAAAAAAGCAACAGATTTGTTTCATATTTTGAAAAATGCAACAAAAGTTGCACCTTTAACAACATCCAAAAAAGTTACAAAAAAGCAACACAAAAAACGCTAGACCAAAATAGAGCAATTTGTTATAGTTTGACTATGAAATTTATTTTACTTGCAATTGCAATTAACCCGCCCACTTATATGGGTACTTACGATTCGCAAAAAAGTTGCGAAAATGCTATTCGTAGCATTTATGCAACACAGTTAATTGTGCCAAACTTGCAATATTCGCAACAACAAATGGCTGTAATTAATAGTGTAATAGATACACAGTTGCAATTTCAGCAAGACTATCGTTGTGTTGCAAAATAACAACAACGCAAAATGGTAGACCATAATGACCCATTTTGCTATACTAATGGTGTTGTCAATTAACAAGGAGGCTTAAATGAGCAAGACTTTTACTTTTGCAGGCACTTGCGTTGAGAATGGTGCTACTGTTTACAAATTTGCTAACGACGCAAATCGCGCCAAGGCACTTGAGCGTTTTGGCTGCACTGAGATTAACATCATTGCACTGCCTAATGCAATGGACAAGGATGCTGCCATTGCTTACTTGGCACAAGTGGGTATGACTGCTACTAAGCCAGCTCGTGCTGCTCGTGCTGCAAAGCCTGCTACTGTCAAGGTTAAGGCTGCTAAGACTACTAAAGTAGTCGCAACCAAAACCAAGCGAGTGCCATCTGAATTGAAGCCGGGCATGGATGCTGCTAAATTCTTTGACACTTGGATGGCTGATGCAAAGGTTAAGGCTGATGCGTGGCGCGAGAAAAACGGCATCTAACAATGAGGGTCTGTGGCAGAAATGCTACAGACCTTAATTGTGTTCTATACTATAATAATGTTTCACACGTTGACAAGGAGATTGTAAATGGCAGTTACTGAAACCCGTACGGTTACGCCTGAGGAGGCACGTAGTCGTATCCTTCGCTCGTTTAAACACAAGCGACCAATGTTCCTATGGGGACCACCAGGTGTTGGCAAATCCGAAGTGATTGCTGACATCACCAAAGAGCTAGGCGGGCATATGATTGACCTTCGTCTTTCGCAGATGGAACCAACAGATATGCGCGGCATCCCATTTTATAACAAAGACAAAGGGCTAATGGATTGGGCACCGCCAATTGACTTGCCTGATGAAGAACTAGCGGCTCAATATCCAATTGTAGTATTGCTATTGGATGAAATGAACTCGGCTGCACCCGCAGTGCAAGCCGCAGCATATCAACTGATTTTGAATCGCCGTATTGGCAAATACTATTTGCCAGACAATGTTGTTATGGTAGCCGCAGGCAATCGCGATTCGGACAAAGGTGTCACTTATCGTATGCCTAGTCCGCTGGCCAACCGCTTTGTGCATTTGGAGGTCCGTCCGGACTTTGAGTCTTGGCAGACTTGGGCCGTTAAAAACAAAATTCACGCAGATGTTGTTGGTTACTTGAGCTTTGCCAAGTCGGATATGTTTGACTTCGATCCGCGTAGTAATAGTCGTTCATTTGCTACGCCGCGTTCGTGGACCTTTGCTAGCGATTTCTGCAAAGATACAGATGTGCCTGCAAGTGAACTAACGGACCTTGTGGCAGGTTGCGTAGGCGAGGGTATTGCACACAAGTTTATGGCCCATCGTAAAGTGGCCGGTTCGCTACCCAAGCCAGAAGATATTCTGTCAGGTAAGGTTAAAGAACTTAAGACTAAAGAAGTGTCGGCTATGTATTCGCTGACTACTAGTATGTGCTATGAGTTGCAAGACTTTTACACTAAGAACAAGGACAAGGTCGGTGAGTTCCATAAAATGGCCGACAATTTCTTGCGGTTTATGATGGATAACTTTACGACCGAGGTTACTGTTATGGGTGCGCGAGTTGCACTGACTACATACAACCTGCCAATGGTTCCAGGCAAGATGCCAAGCTTTG